ATCGGTCCACAACTTATAGAACATGTTCATACCGTGCGGTGTGGAAACAATCATTACCTTGGTAGTTTTACCAGATGAAATTGTGGGATACACAGAGCTAAAGAACTGTTCTGCTACATTTGCTGGGACGTAGGCAAATTCATCCAAAAAGATAATATTATAAGACCCACCACGAACAGCGCTTGCAGAAGTAGAAGATGCTAATATTTTACTACCATTTTCTAATTCCAAGCTTCCCTTGTTCCATGTCATTACTCCTTGTTGCAACCACTTGGGTAAATTTTCATATGCAAGTTGCAATCGACCAAGTAAATCTCTTGCTGTGGCTGCTTTATTCGCAAGTATCGCCACATTCACCGTTGGATTAAATAAAACATAGTACAACAAATACGCAATGATAGTAGTAGATTTGCCAGATTGACGAGGAAGTTTACAGATGGTAAACCGATTATTATGAAATGTCCCTACCATTTCCTTTTGAAAATCGTAGAGTTTAAATGGGACAAGGCCTTCATCCAAGGAAACAATTTTAATATATGACTCAATAAAATATTGAGGGTCTTTCATACACTTAGTGTATTCTGATACCTCTTCCTTTGTCCATTCTTGCGTGACATTGGCTTTCTTTAAATTAGGATTTCCTAAGTATGTTTCCATTTCTAACCCTCTATTAAAAAATTACATGATATACTTATTCTTATCGCATCTTTAGTTCCAACACCAACACCATGTTCTAACCAACTTGGAAAGAGTATTGCCTCCCCCTCATTAAAAGGTCTTTTTCTAATTGTATTAGCATATGGTTGTTTCAAAAAATGATGAGAATTATCCATCTGCTCTAATAGTCTTGGGTCTTTAAGATAAAGATTTGCATCCTCTGTTGGTGTAACATAATAGACGCAAGACCAATTAGCTTCCTCATGAATATGAGGCATGGTACATTCACCTTTTCTATTTACATTAGCCCAACTATTAATCATTTTAATAGAAGCATTATCAACATAAATTTTACTTAATATTTCATTTACGCCAATAAGAAGGGATTTTTTTAAAAAAGAAAATTCATAATCGAATAAGTCTTTATTACTTTGCCACCCACCTCCCTGTATAGGATCAAAATGAAAACCTAAACCCTTTTGTTCTCTCTCTAGAATTCTATTTTTTATTTGTTCATTACCAATATCATTAATTGTAAAAGTATATGTAGTTGTTGGCCACATGTCCTTACTTTTTACATTCTCAATTACTTTCATCCTCAATATTATCCTTCAACATTTTCTGTAATTCTTTAGTGGAACCTACGAACAATGCGTTTGTCACATTCTTTGGTGCATTACTTGGCACCTCTTTTAACCTACGCATCTTCTCTTGTAAATCACCCAACTTCTCTGTTACTTCAGCGACATTCTTTATCAGTTGTCCAGCAACTTCATAAGTTCTTGGATGCTCACTTTCTTTTGCGAGCTCAAGTATTCCGTCAATTGCAGCAGAACCTTTTTCTACCAAATTATAAAAATTATCTCTTTGATATTTGTAATCATCCTCAATATCATTTTCACTAACTTCTACTGTGTTAGATATAATTTTAGGTAAAGAGGTAGGAATTATTTTTTCTATAATACCAAATTCTTTATCAAGTCGTAATGTTAAATCTTTTGTTGTCATGATTTATTATCGTCTTCACCTGTCTCTGGATTATACCCTTGTGCATCTTGATAGAATGATGTAGTTTCATTAAATCCAAAATCATCATCAGCATCAGCAGATGTTGGATTCGGAGTGACTTTATATCTCTGTTCCCGTTTCGGTGATTGATCTGGCAAATCTGTATATTGATCAATTTGAACAGTTTTAATAACCTTACTGGAAGTGATGGGCCCATATAGATAAAATTTTGTGGTAAATGATAATGTATATATCAAAGCTCTACGAGACTCAAAATCTCCATCATAACTATCTTCATAACTTATACTATTCAAGATTATAGGAACATCTTTTTTAATTCCCATATCTGACATATCATTAATAGTAAGTGTATAGTCTGGTTGAAAGTAAGGAAGAATTTGTTCTACAATTTGTAATGCATCATCAGATTGTTTTGCCATAATATACAATTCAATATCAAGATTGTATGGAACTGGCATATATTGAGTATCTAATTGTTTTGAATTTGAATCTTTTACTTTCTTGAATTTTTGAACACGACTCAATTTTCTTACAGCATCATAAGAAAGATTTTGAATTTCAAATCCAATACGAGGAAGAGTAATAGCAACTTGTTTTGTCAAATCAGCATCTTCACGCAAACGCACTAAAAATTTCTCTCTTGGGCCATACGCAAGAGGAACTTTCATATGTTGTATTATATTTCCAGAATTATCTTTGCGAATAAGACTGATATCATTAAACATTGTTCCAAAAGCAATAATGACTTTTCTTATAGTTTCGTGGTAGAATTGTTGTCCTAGCATTACGATTTACTCCCTGCATCACCAAATGGATTTAATTCACTAAAATCTAGAACTGTTCTACTTTGAACTTCAAAAAGTTCGTTCTGCGATGTCTTATCTTGATCAAAGTCTCCTACTATATAGTCCTCTTGTATGAGATATTCTGCGTCACCACTATCAGCAGCCTGTTCAAGAGTGATACTTTCACCAACAGAAGTGCTGTCACTCTCACCAAGTATATTGTCGCCATCGGTTTCTTCAAGTAACAACCCAGAAGAAACATCATCATCAGTACCAACTTCCAATCTTATATCCTCATTAACAGCAGAAGATTGTTCCAGAGTAAACTGGTAGATAAGTGCATCTTGAGATTGTTCAGTCTCAATTGCATCAATATCAGAAATACCAGTATCAAGAATTTCAGAACTGTAATCATATAGACGACATCTCATTTTATAAACAGGATTATTATCTAATTGATAAAATGGCTCATCATGATCCACAAAGTTTATCTGAAACATCTTATCCAAAACTGGATGATAAATTGCATCACCTTCTTGTGGTCTATCAGAATCCGTTGCAGCTGTATCTTGTAAAATATAAAAAACATTGTCGCCACTTGCCGTGGTCAAAGTAGATGAAGAAGATGATTGGTCTATGGTTCCAACTTCTAATTGTATTGAACCGCCAGAACTAGTATCTGTTCCATCTTGAATTTGTATCTGTCTATCTAATTCTTGAAACCTTTCTTTATTTACAACAAAGGTTGCTTCACTTAAATTTTGCAAACCAAACTGATTCATCAATTCTTTTTCGCCAGCAAATCCACCATCTGCATCTTCCATATACATTTCTATGGGATGCTGTGTTCTAAATTTGGAAAGAGAATCTTCGCCTAAGATTGTATCTTCAGCAACAAGAGTACGATCCATGTAATAAACATCATGGCCATAAATCTGTATAGCTTCCTTTATAAGATCACTATATAAAGTTCTCTCAGTTGCTATAGAAGTAAAATTGCTTGTATGAAATGCGGTATTGACTGCCATTCAATTACCCAATCATATAATTTATTGGTAGCTCAAAAGCAAGTTGAATTTGTTCCTCAAGTTTGTTTTGTTCTTCTAATGCTTGATTGTATAGAGTTTCACCATTCATGGTAACTCCACCAAGCATGGTTACACCATTAAACTTACTAAGGTTTGCTCCCCATTGTTTTTTAATAAGAGTAGTTGCATATCTTTTTAGATAAATGTCATCGTAAATATCTGTATATGTAGTGGGGTCTAGTTTTCGATAACATTCAATAAGAAGATAATCAACATCAGCTGTTACATCATTTTCCCAATCCATATCAATATAAAGACGATTTTGATGCTGATTAAAACGAATAGGTGTTTCACCGACAAGTATGTGTTCCAACAAATCAATGTTGTCCATTGTCATTTGATATTGAATAACAGATGTTGAAGAGAAATCAAACAGATCATTCAATCGCAACTGATACCGAATATCAAACATATTGCTTCCGACGCCGGTATTAGTGAATGGAAATACTTGCACAACAGACACAACAGAACTGGGAACTGGAATAAAGTTTTTTCCTTCTTTCCAAGTGGCAGTTATTGAACTATCAGCAGTATCAGTTGCGGTAGTTGATGTGTCAGAACGGGCCCTAGTTACCTCATCAGAAGTAATTAGATGCTTGAGATACATTTTTTCAATACCATCATAGTGATATTGAGCAAAGTATTGGAGTGCTTCATCCAGACGATCATCAGCCTGATCATCGGATATATTAATATCAATAACTCCATATCCAAGTGATCTGAGGCAATAACTTTTTAATGTAGCTTTTGTTGTAGGGACAGCCATATTTATATTCCTTTTCTACATATTTATATGTACTGTATCTCCAAGTTATGAATGGTTGCCTACTAACTCCTTGAGAAGATTTTTAATTTCATACATTTCAGATTTAAGATGATTTATTTCTCTTGTTGTATCTCGTATTTCATCTCTTTGTTTTTGTGCAGCAGCAGCACGTTTTCTTGCCTGTTCATATGCACTTGTATTACGATTAATGATGGCATGAGAAGTAGTGTCTCTCACTAAATCTGGATATCCTTCAACTTCTCTATATTTTCTTGTCATTTTATATTTTTTATGTTGCTAAAGCTAAAACTCTTAAATCCTTTATTCTTGGTGGTGTACATGTATTTGTCCCTTGCATAATAATTTTAATCTGAAAAGATATGAATTCTGTAAGAGAATCACCTATCCCGTCATCAGTTACACCAGCAGTATAAACATATTCTTGAAAATCATCTATATCAGCTGATGGTTGAATCGTCTCATCTGATGAACCATCAGTATTAAAATATCTATAATCTAAACTCTGAAAATCAACTGACTCATCAGCACCCAAAATCTTATACATAACTTTAATATCATTAGATGCGGGTCGATGTGCAGTAAATATTACTTTCAGACCTGTTGCTAAGTTCTCAAGGGAGACTTGTTTAGTAATATAAATTGCCGCATTTTGATCTCCTTCTGCCGATTCAGAAGAAACATAATCTGTTGTAGGATATATATCAGAAGACGAATCAATATTATTCAATCTATTTGATATTGTCAATAAAGATGCTCTTTCCATATCAATAACAGGAGAAATATCTGATGTTTGTGAAGACAGTGTAAGTTGTGTTTCATATGATTTTAAAGAAGCTATTTCATTTTGTTCATTAATTGCTGAAGCTACCATACGAGGAACTTCAAATTTATAATTATCATTTAGTGGATATGTTACAATCGGTACAACTGTTGTATTATTTCTGCCACTAGTAAATGATGTTTGTGTTCCATTTGGACTTGTAGCAGAAGTTAATGTTGCCTTCGAAATAATTCTAGTATTTTGAAATTCTAGTGCAGAAACAATAGTCTGCATATAATCCATCAAAGCATTTTCAGTTGCAGTTACAACAGTGCCACCAAATTCAGATACAGATGCTGACCCATCAGTTACAGGAGTTGTATCTAACAAAACTGTATAACTATCAATTTCTGGATTTGCAATAGCAGTATGAGTTTTATTAATTTCAGTAAATGGAATTTTATGTGCTTGATATAGATACACAGTTGCGCTATCAGAATGAGCAACTGCTGTCGTACTGTTTACACCTCTTGTAAGTCCTGATATAACATTTGTGCTGATTGTGGTATATGTCATTATTTCATCATCAATTTTAATATACCAAAGATTATTTGCCAATTTTGAATACTTACCAGAAGTATTACTAAAATTAGTTCCACTTGTTAGAGTTAATGTAGTTGTGGCAGCACTCATTGCACCATTCAATGTTGTAGATGCACCAGATACAACACCACCAATAGTCACATTATTAGTAATAGCATACATATGATGATCAGGATGTTTAATTTTTAGAGTTGTACTTTCATCCATAAGAATAGGATCACGGCCCAATGTGGCACTTGGTACAGCATCATTAACTAAAGTTATAAGGCCTTCAGCCTCAATATCAAATACCGCAACTTTAACAGAAAATTTCATATCTTCCATTGGAGACATTGCAAATTCAGTACCATTATGAGATTTAAATAAAACCCCAACATGTGGTTGTTTCGAAACAGTTCTGCTTCCACCTATATCAACATCTCCCATTCTTGTAATCCAAACTTTATGATTTGGAGTATGAGAAAGTACAGCAAGAGCATATTCAGTTTCAGTTGTAACATAAACTGGCGAAGGAAATGTAAATGTTGTTGCAGTAGCACCTGTATCAGATACATTAATATCAGCTGAATTTTTAACAACTCTAGAATAAGGTAAAATTTTGTTGCCGGGATATCCATTAACAACATTTCTTATTTCCACTGTTACAGGAAGAGAATCATCTTTAGCTCCAAAATAAATATCAACAGATGTTAAAAATTTACCAACTGTAGTCACTTCTGGATTTCTTTCGACTTTAAATGTTTGTCGGACTACCAGCCATTTTATTTTCCCTTCGTCATTCTGTTCTTTACTTACATATTTATTATATTTATACAACTTGTATATATACAAGTTGATGATGACGGTGTGCCAAATGCAGGTAGCCAAAGAAGAGCTATATTAACAAACGATTATAAGATAGCACTTTTCTTTGAGTTTTACAAATTAGAGTTGGAGAAATTAGAAAATAAAAAAAACTAAATTTTGATTTTTTTCTAATTTTAATTCACTCATAAAGATTTTATTCTAGGAATGCCACTCATAATTTTATCGCCCAAAAGTTTCCTTACAACAGAACCATATTCACTACCTGCAATTTTACGAACAATATGCACATCTTCCTCACTCAAAGCTTGAAATCTTTGAATTAGTTCTATGTGTAATTCATTGTAAAATTCTTCTCTTGTCATAATAACTCCAATCTATATTTTATAATATACTCTTTCCCAGAGAGTTGTGAAAGTATTTTTGCACCAGCTGCCATTAGATTTTGGCCTTTTTCAAAATGTTCTTTTTAACAAGCCAGCCAACTGCGAAAAATGCCGGAAGAATAATTTTCTTCTCTACAATCCTGTAATAGAGCGTCGTCTTTTGGCCTCGCATTTCACGCCTTAAATTAAAAGTCCTTTGTTTGGCGTTGAATTCAACAATGGTGCGAATGAATTTGTTTGTCTCCATTCGCCGGATCAGAGGCATTATTAATTTATGGTAGCCCAGCTCATATTCTTCTTTTTTCATACTAGGCTGCGATGTCTGGTATTTCATCCAGATCGCATTGCGGAAGCCACCAAAACCATACATGGAGTTCATTGCAGTGCAGACAATTTTAGGGTCGCCGTCATCGGTATCACTTTCGTCCCAGCCGTCGGCATCTTGCCAAACATCGGGCTTGGCGGGCCGGGGTGGCACATAACCAGTTGCTGGCCAAGATTTTGTTTGGTTTGATACCGCTGGAGCAGGAGGCGTCTTCGGAGCAGGATTACCATGCGTAACAATTGGTCCTGTTGAAGTAGCAGAACTACTAGAAGATTGAGATACATTTGTTCTTACAACTTCTGCAACTTTTGTTGAAGTTATTGTTTCTTGTTGCGTTTCAAGCATACCACTTGCACGATAAATTGTATCTCCAGCTGTACCATGACTTGAATCTAAGTTAGTTGGCCCATCTATAGAACTAGAAGTAAGTCTAAATTTAAGTTCACCTGTAGAAAATCTGGGATTTCCAGAAATTTTAGGATCAGGTATTACAAATGTTCCTTCAATTTTTCCTGTTCCAGTTGTAATTAAAGGGCTACCAGCAATTATAGTTGTATCAGGAGTATAGTCCGAACTGGCAGGAGTAATATGATCAGAAACCTCCGTTTTATTAAAAAATGGATATATTCTTGTTTTTGGTTTAAAATTCTCACCAGTAAATGTTATTGTATTTGATCGAACTATTGGAATAGCCACCTTAGAAACAGTTTTGAAACCTTGAGATTCTTTATCAACTCTAGGAGTAACTTGAGTATTAACACCTGATCTAGTTGATTTTGTTGTTATAGTTTCAATTGTTCTTGATTGTTTTTGGGTGCCAGTAAGATTGCCTGCCCACGTTCCCCATTCAGTTTCAGAATCGGTTACGCCTGACCATGTAGTTTGCCATGAGTTCCAAACTGTTCCAAGATTATTTCGTTCTTTTGCAAGCACCGCATCATAATCACCATTACGATTTATAATGAGATCAGGAGCAATCTCTGTTTCAAACCATGTGTCAGAATCAGGAGTTATATTAATGTTACCAAGCCAAGTGGCCGTAAGAAAAGGAGCAACTCTTTCTAATCTTGTAGCAAAAGAATTTTCTGTTATTGTTACTTCTGTATAAGGAAGAGTTAATAAGTTACCTGTTTTTTGATATCCAGCTGCCGTTCGAGCAGCTGTAGTTGTAACATTTTCTATCAAAGGTATTGCTTTAGTTCTATGTTGTGGCCGTAATTCTCCTAACTGAAAATCCATAGAACATTTATAATCTTTATGAACAGTATCACCAACACGATGCCCTTTAAAATTATCAACCATAAATCCAGACTTAAATCTATTCAATCCATTTGCGTCTGTTACTTCAAAACTTTCAGCAGTTCTTTCCAATAAATTTAATGCAGTATAATATTCAACATCTTCTAATCTATCTGCAAGCTTACCAATATCTTTCATAGTATATCTTTGATGTTTTTCTCTTTTTACTAAAACATCACTCGGTTCAAAAGTATATGCCGGAATAAACATCGTTGCAATTAACATTGAATCATCAGGTATTTTTGGAACAATCGGATTTTCAGCACTAGAACCTACATATACTTTAAATCTCCCTAATTGACTTAATGCTATTGCTGCTGTTTTAGGAAGATAATATTCAAAATCTGCTTGAATAAAAGAATTTGGCTTTAAAGTATCTACTGTAGAACCACCTGTTCCACCAAAAGTTCTACTTGCGAAATTAAAAGAATTTCCAGTTATTTCATCTACAGTAGCCAAAGTTATTGATGAGCCAGCGACATCATCAACAGTGGGACGATAATCATAACTATCAGCAAGAGGAAAAGTGCCGCTTGGAATTGGTTCATCTGGATCAATTTTTGATCCAGTATATGTTGGAATATCATCATATTCCATTTGTAAAGCATCATCATTATAAGAATCAACTGAGAATAAATCTCCAGCGCCATGTTCAAGATAATCATAAACAACAAGAAGTTTTCCTATTGGTGCTGCTGATCCTCTCTTTCTGGTAATTCTTGAAATATCATAATAGTTATCTCGTTGACCAGTATCAAGAACATATCTTGTGGTAATTACAAGATCGCCTTCTGATGTTGCAGAAGTTGTAGCCGTTGCACCAGAACTTTGTCCCAAAATTATTTCACTACTAGTGAAAAAAATAACATTTGTAGAAACATAACTCATAGGACTTGATGTACTAATAAGTCTACCTGTGGCCCCAGATGTTTGGCCAGTAACAGTTTCTCCTCTAGTAAATGTTCCTGTAATTGTCCCAACTGTAAGAGTAGGAGCTACAGCATCTTCACCTGTATCCTGTGAGTCGAAAACACCAACCATTTTAAATGCATCTGCTCGTCCCAAAGAAATATCTCTATCTGTTGGGCGTGTACCATATGCATCTGCCGCCGCGGATGAAACTTTAAGCTGTTTCATAAGTCTTGTAGTTTTTACTTTTTGACTTACGGATGTTTTTAGAATAGTTGCTGTGAGTTTTACTTTTGCTGAATCACCAAGAACAGTGTTATCAGTAATTGTAAGAGTAACTGTACCAGCTCCACTAGCTGTATCAACAATACTTACAAATTGCCCTGCAACGCCAGTAGCACTGTCATCAGCAGTAAGAATAGTCATAACATAATCTTTTTCTGCAAGAGCAACAAAAGTTTCATTTGAACTAGCGTTGAATGAAACTACACCAGAAGCATTTGTTGTTCCAATAAATTGTCTACGAACAGTATATTGTGTATCTGTTATACCAGAATTATTGGTTGTTAAAAGTGTTTTAATAACTCTCTTTGGAAGTTTTTCTAATGCATTATTTTTAGCAGGATCGGTAAGTCTTGGAACAAAAGCTTCTTCCATAAGAGTGCCGCCGGTATTGGCATTCACATCACCTTCTTCACCCCCACCTGATAGATCGCCTGCATTTGCACTATTCTCATCCGTTCCATCTAGTGTTAAAGAACCTAATTCTCCTGCCCTTCTTGCTGGTGCCTGTAAAATAATATTAGCAGTAAAGTTTTGACCAGCTGTTTGTCCTGTATCTTCCATAAAGAAAGATCGAGCTTGAGAAAAAGTAAAAGTTTGGTCAGCAGCATTACCGGCCTCTGATGAAACAGTAATATCAGTTGAACCATCACCACCAGCTATTTCAATCAACCCTCCCGTTAAAGCAGATTTTGAAGAAATAAGCTTCTCTCCACTTGTGAAAATTCCTGATTCTTTTATAAGAATTAATCTTGTTCCAGTTGTAGTTGCTTGCTCATTTACAACATAGCCAATCGCACCAGATGAGGCACCTTCTATTCTTACTCCACCAGATGTATACCCTGCAATAAGTGTCGGGGCAGGAGTACCGCTAAGAGTAATAAAGGTAAACATCTTAATATCCCAAAGATACAATTTATATTGTGTATCAGTTTGACCAACTGTACCAGAAGAATATTCTATAGCTCTTGCTCGGCATTGACCAATAATATTATTTGTATTAGAAACTGTAGCATTAGCAGACCCTCTAGTACTATTAAAATCTGAATAGATATGCATAGTTTTATAAGCAGTATTTTCGCCAGAAATTGCTGAGATATCAGGTGTACCATACGCATTATCAATAAGAACATAATTTCCAATATTCGCTAATGTTTGTCCAGCATTTACTGTTTCAAAATTTCTTGCCTTGGAAACATCCTTATATGTCACAGCAATTTTTTCAATTTCATAACCTTTAATATATGCCTTGCCCATAGATACTTCTGCAACCAAACGAGTATTATTTACATTATTACCATCATCTGATACAACACCAGATGAGTATACACCAACTCTCTCATTTAAATTTACTTGTTCTTTCATCTGAATTTGGAATGGCCGAACAGTATAATCGCCGGACTCATCATAAGTTCTTCGTGCCAAAGTTTCTTCTAATATTCCATATTCTGTTGCTCTAACCATAGATTGTAGAACACCAAATTTAGTATCTAATAATTGAATAAATGCGCTATCAGCAACAGAACTTCTAGAAAGTTTTGATAATGTCAAAGCAAATTTTAAACGGTGAGCACCTTTTGCAGCATAATTTGTTGAACCAGTTGCATTATCCAAAAGAGAACTTTCATCTTCTGGCGTAACTAAAGTTTCAGTTATAGTAAATCCAACACGATAAGAAGGATTATTAGAATATTTGTCAAGGATTAAAGTTTGTTCATTACACTCAACAAAATGACCACGAATATAATATACACCAGCTTGAATATTTACTGATGACCCAACAGCTGATGCTGGCCCAACTGAACTTATAAGATTCGTAAGAGTTGATCCAAGAGCAACACTATAAATAGAAGTGTAAGTTGTTGCGGATGCAGCATTAGATGAATATGCTGTTGTATGCGTAACTCCATAATTCGAAGAAATACTTTCGCCATCAGCAAAAACTATTGTTGCACCATCTGTACCAGTATTTTTATAACTTAAATATAATGTAGGTTGGTCTGTAGTCGTTGCAACATCATAACCAATAACTTCAGCTGTAACACCAGTAGTAGCACCTGTAATTGTGACAGGAGTTGTGGCATTGTAATATTGTGAAGGATCAATAGTTTCTCCTGAATAAGTAGGTACCAGTTTTAAGGAATAATGTTGTCTATTAAAAGAAACTTGGCCAGGAATAACCATTGCCCCTTCTTTAAAAATATGGCCGGACATGCTATCAATTTGATTTTGAAGTGCAGATTGTAACTGTGTTAATTCTCTTGCCTGAATTGCAAATCCTGGCCGAAAGAGTGTTCTAACAAAATTATCTGAACTTTCAAAGTCATCATAATATGGAGCTACGTTAAGATTTGTTTTTTGTGCCATATGTTAAAACTCCACGATAATTTTAATATCTTCTGTTTGGTCTGTTGCTCGACTAATAGGTTTTCTATTCTCTTGGTAAATAATATTCCCACTGTCTGGCTCCAGTTCAGGAGTTGCATAACCATCAGTAAATGTGATAGTATTACTATTTGCAAGAGTTACAGCAGTGTCAGCAGTAGAGTCTGGTGTTCCTACAGAACCTGAACTTGCGCCTGTAACTGTATTAGCACCAGAGAAGACTATATTAGAGCCTGTCGCACTAACTGTTCCATAGTCCGCATATCTCTCTTGCTGATAATAAAGAATTCCTAGAGTACTGTCCCATTCAACTACTTTACCAATTGCGCCCGTAGATGTCTGTGTTATTTTTTCATCATTTGAAAATGTTCCTGATTGTGAAGTTAATTTTAATGCAGACACTTGACGATATGTTGTCGCAGATGCAACCGTAGTAGTTCCGTAAGTTGTTGGGTCCGTAACAAGAGCAATATTTCTGAAATCGTTTTCGGCAAGAATGTCATCAGCTTCTGCACCAGTAAGTGTTGCTCTCATCATAACATAATGTCCACCCAACTCCTTGACTGCATCATATCCGTGGCCATTTTTAGGACTAATCTCAACAGTTATTACACCACCACTACCACTTCCCCTAGAAGAAGCAGAGGAAAGTCCATTATCAGAAAAAGTATAATCTGAACCAAGATTAACCGTTCC